CCACAACCTTCTACCCCCCCGGCAACACCGCCGGAGTCACTTCATTCCAATGGGCCGGAGAGTCCCACGCCCAACACTCCCAACCAGTCCTCAACCTTGCTGGAAATCGCCAGCAGGATGGTGTCGATAGGGTGGAAGAAGGAAGAGCAGAGGCCCTTGACCCAGAGTGGATACAGCGGTGGCTTGATGACGCCGATCCGTTTTGGGACCTGGGATGAGTAGGGGTGCCTAGAGGTCTTGCAGGGGGTGGATACCAGGGTATCGCGTAGCGTGCCTTGGGCCAAACTCCAGGAGGTGCAGGGCCGCTGGGTATTACCTCGACCGAGACATTTCGCCACAGCCCCGGCCCTTGGGAGGAGCGGGGTGTGGGTGGTGCATAACAATAGCATGGCCAATTGTCGGAGGGCCGTGATGGAGAGGGTGTACGCCGTCGAGCTTAATGGTAAGCTTGCACGCCCCCCATCACCGGCCGCAGGGGTGTTTGAACGATTGGATTACTTCTCACTCGCCGTTGTCCGAGCTTGTGGTTGGACCCCTCGGATGTCGCATGCTGAATTTGCAGCGTGCTACACCGGGGCGCGACTCAAGCGTTACGTGGACGCGGCAGCAAGCCTTTGCAACCGGGCCCTGAAGAAGAAAGACAGTTATTTGAGCTCCTTTGTGAAGGCTGAGGGGGTGAAGTTGTCCCCCGATAAGCCTGACCCGGCCCCTAGGATTATCCAGCCAAGATCTCCTAGGTACAATGTTTGCGTCGGGAGCTATTTGAAGCCCCTGGAGCACAAAATTTACAACGCCATAGCTAGCGTGTGGGGTGGACACCCGGTAGTCATGAAGGGATACAATGCCCGGAGGGTGGCCACATTGCTGAAGGAGAAGTGGGACAGGTACAGGGACCCAGTTGCGGTGGGGCTTGATGCCAGCAGGTTTGATCAGCATGTTTCCATGCTCGCGTTGATGTGGGAGCACGAGGTTTACCTTCGTTGCTACCCCCAGCACCGCAAGGAGCTAGGCGAGCTGCTGAAATGGCAATTGCGAGGCACCGGGTTCGTACGAACTGATCAGGGTGACTTCAAGTACAAGGTCAACGGCTG